TCAGCGGGAATCCTGACAGCCTTCCCGAATCCTCCGCTTTGATAGCTTGACGGCGCGCGATGCGTTCTGCTTTGTCCACCAATGCTAGAGCTTTCACAATTGGCTCAAGAGTCATTTGCTCCCCCTTTCCCCCACATCGTGGCCTGCGGCGCGGTGACGTTCAACGTGATCGCAAAGCTCTTCCTCACAGTCACATGGTCCGTGTTCTGATATATCCCATGATTCACGGTATAGAACCTTAACGCATGTGTAGCAAAAGCTCGGCGCTTGCGCCCGCCTCTCCGCTTCCTCAACATAGATTGACATTTACAACTCCCTATAAGATAGTTCAAGAATCTGCCGCCATCCGTAACCCTTTTCAATCAAATCGGGGTGCTCATGGCAAAACAGGAGAATGTTATTCAACGCCTTCTCGCGGCCTTCCGCATGCGGGAATTCACGGTTAAGCCAAGCATCAAGATGAGCCGCTGTTGCATCATCAAATAGTTTCATCTTTCTAACCTCCACTAGCTGGTTGATAATCAATCACGCTGACAATGTACACCCAAGAATGGAGTGTGTCAAGATAAAAAAAGAAGAAAGTTTCTTTCTACGGGTGTATTATTTAGTGGACATCTTGAGTCTAATGTAATACATTGTTAAGCATGAGCGATCCTCATATAGACCCGCCTATTAAGCACATACCGATAAAACACTGTTCAGCTTGCGGTGATTATGCACTAGGCGGTTCTGATTATTGCCTGCGGCATACCGCAGTGTATGATAGCCTCATAGGTGAAAGTACGGATTGGGCTAGTGGCTTAGTCCCTGTTGATAAGGTAAAGGCGTGTGCCAGCCACGATTGATGCTAGCAAGCGACTTGAAATACTCACCCTACGCAAAGCGGGCAATACCTTTACGCAAATTGCTGCGCAAGTTGGTGTTCATGAGCAAACAGCTATGCGTGTGTTCGCCCGCTACAAGGACACACAACCCGCTTCCCTGGCAGCTAAGATTGCAAGTAAAGAGCGCATCCTAGAGCGTATGACTACTATACTGGAAAGTGCTGATAAGACTACAGATAGCATCGCGGCAGGCAAACTTATAGCGCTCATGCAGGGGTATTTGACCCCTGAACAAGGCCGCGCTGCGCAGGTGAATATTAACATGCTAGGTGGAAGCGTGGACATCAGCGCTATGGAGCGTGAATACGAAGCGCTACGTGCCCCTACAACGCACGCGCACACGCTAGTTGATACCTCACCCTCGCCTAACGCTAATGATGCGATTGTAGGCCAACGTGGCGAGAATGGGGCGCTATTAGGCTCGGTGGGAGATTCTTTGGGAGGGGTGGAGCCCCCCAGCAAGTTGGAGTCGAACACGTTAAGCTCCTCCCTAGATTTTCTTGAAAATTCTGGCAAGGGTGATGACCAAAAGTGAGGTAATTCGTTTAGTTTCAAGATTTTATGAGTCATCGAGACTCACTCGTAAACGTTATTTTGAGGAGGAATGGGGAGTGGCAGCGAAACCTAAGCCGAAGCCTAAGGGTGGGAAGAACGATTTGAGAATTAAGACCGCCTATAAGACTGTTAAGGCGGCCACAAAGGAGAAGAATAAGATTATTGGGGGAGATTACTAGTGGCGAAGCTGGGGATGAAGATTCAAGCGCCGCGCAAGACTCCCTACGATTCCCTATCAAAACGTATGACAGAGGGCCGAAAAGCTCAGCAACGACTCGAAATTGAGCCTGCACTAGGCGCAAGGGGAACTCAGCGGCGTCTCCCGCGTGTTGCCCCCATTGTCCAGCGTGGGGGGAAACGTGCCTAGTAAGAGTAAATCTCAGCATCGTGCCATGGCCGCCGCTTGTAGTGGCAAAAGTGGCTCTGGAATCCCTAAAAGTGTTGGGTGTGAGTTCATGCACGCCGACAAAGGGAAGGTTAAGTCCCTCCCCAGTAAGAAGAAGGCGAAGTGACTAAAGAGGAGCACCGGCAAGAATGGATTACCTTTGTACGTAAATGGAATGGGGAGTTACCTATTCGTACCGATAAGGAATATGCAGCACTCCTCCGCAAAGAAAAGCGAGATATTGCTCGATTATTGAGGAAGAGTAGGTGAATGCGCGTCGCCGTCACAGGTTCCACAGGAAGGTTAGGGAAGGAGATTCACAAACTCCGTCCTAATTTCGTCGCTTTGGGCCACGATGTAACCTCATTTTGGGGTATAAGCGGCGGATTCGACACCTTGATCCACCTTGCAGCGATGACCCACGTTCCAACGTGCGAGCGCGAACGCGACCTAGCGTGGAAAGTGAACGTGGTGGGTACTGCCAATGCGGTCGAGTGGTGTCTCCGCACAGGCTGCAAGATGGTGTACATGAGTTCCTCATATGCAGTGAATCCGGTGAATTGGTATGGACGGACGAAGAGGTGTGGGGAGATAATTGCATCTCATGCCGCTGGAGGCCTTATCGTTCGCAGCCAGTTCAAAGAACGCCCCTACCCCTACAATATAGCCCCCACCGACGCATACGCCAGGGCAATGTACGCGGATGAGGTTGCAAATGAGTTGGTTAAGCTCGTTGAGGGAGAAACTTCGGGAATTGTTGGTATTTGGGGAAAGCGACGAAGTTTGTTTGACTTCGCCCGAGAATCAAGAAGTGACGTTAAACCCTGCCTTCGACGAGATCTACCCCATACTATCCCAGCCGATGCTTCTCCAGAAGCCAGTTCACAAGGATCATCGCGGGTGGGTGTATGAGGCGTGGCGAGGTTCTAATGGGTTCCAGTGTAAACAGGTTACCCTCGTTGGATGTGAGCGAGGAATCTGGAAGGGGGCGCATTATCACCCCACTAAAAACTCCCTCTGGGCGTGCGTTGCTGGACGCGTGCTTGCACGAGTCGGAGAAGCCATCATACCTCTCAAAGCTGGAGATGGAGTACTTGTGTATATACCGGCGACTATTGCCCACGATATCATGGGACTTGAGCGAAGAAACGTCATCGTGGAACTAGATAGCGCTGAGTTCGTGGAAGGGGATAAGGTGAGGGTAGTATGATTATTCTACTAGTTATACCTGTTGGTATATTTTTATATTGGTTACTGGATCGGGAAGGATTAGCTGGTGGTCATTATGATGATTTCTAAATGAGAATCCTAGTAACGGGGGGATTTGGGTTCATCGCCTCCGAGTTGGTACGCCAACTTGTTGAGAAGGGTGATACTATTGCCGTTGTGGACCCCATCACCTACGCAGCCTCTATGGATAACTTAGCTGATGTAGAGGGAAAATTCGAGCATTACATATGCGGGGTTGAAGATCCCGATATTCACTCTCTCCTCGCCCACTTCAAGCCTGAGATTATCTACCACGCTGCGGCTGAGAGCCACGTTGATAGGAGCCTCAACTCCTACAAAGCCTTCGTAGACACCAACATCACCGGCACCTTCAACCTCATTGAGGCAGTGAGGGTGCATGCACCAACATGTAAGTTTGTGTATGTGAGCACGGATGAGGTGTATGGCTCCTTACCCGAGGGGCGCGCCACTGAGGGTTCACCCCTCAACCCCACTAATCCCTACAGCGTAAGCAAAAGTGCCGCTGAACATACGGTTAGGGCCGCCGCGCATACCTGGGGACTCAATTTTGTAATCACAAGGAGCTGCAACAACTATGGCCCACGGCAACATCCCGAGAAGCTCATCCCTCATGCTATCACCAAACTCCTCAGTGGAGAAGCAATCCACCTCCATGGTGACGGGGGGAACATCAGAGAGTGGGTATATGTGGCGGACAACGTCCGAGGGATTATTGCGGCCGCGGATAGTGGTGTATTGGGAGAAACCTACAACGTCACTACAGCGATTGCTCAGACGAATAAGGAGATTGTTTACCTCCTCGCTAACAAGTTAGGTGTCATCCCCAACATCGAATACGTCCCTGATCGCCCCGGCAACGACCTCCGCTACGCTATGACTTCCGCCAAACTTCGCCTCCTTGGCTGGAAGCCTGAAGAAACTCTCGATAGTGGTATTGATAAGACAATCGCGTGGTACGAAAAAAGCAAGATGTGGTGGAGCAGCAAATCGACGCCGCTCTCCAAGCCCAGCGGGTCCAAAAGCTCCAACAGCTAATCCACCACGCTAAGCGGGAGAAGTGTCGCACCGACCTATATTGGCTTTGTACAGAGATATTGTACAAGGATGACTGCTTAGACTACAAAGCTAAAACAGGTTTGGATCTCTACGATGAGGTATACCACCGTGCCATGTGCGCTGCCGTACAAGCTCCCGCTCGCAAAAAGCTGCACTTATACGCTAGAAATACATTTAAATCCTACGTGGTCACTGTGGGAGACACTGTACGAAAGCTCCTCATCGATCCCAATGAGCGGATTGTACTGGGTAACGTCAAGCTCGACAACGCCCGCCAACTCCTCCAGCATGTTAGGCACCTCTTCTGCAACAACGAACGCTTAAAGGCGCTTTTCCCCGAATATGTTCCAAAGACTCTTGCGGAGATGGGTACTAAGGATCAGTTTACAGTCCCCTGCCGTACCAAATTTTATCGCGAGGCCTCTATTACGGCTGTTTCTACTGGTTCTCGCATGGCTGGACCGCATTTCAGCGGGGCGAAGATAGATGATCCGATTGATCATGAAAACTGCACCACCGAGGAGCAGCTCCTCCAAACGAAAGAATGGTGGGAGAGGTTCCAGTATTTGCTTGATCCAGGATCATGGGTGGACGTCGTTGGAACCATATACCACTATCAGGATCTTTACGCCGACCCGATTATCTCTCGCGGCGATTACGTCATTCATCGTGTCCCTATCGCGTACAAGAAAGAAGGCGGCGAGTGGCAGTCGCGCTTCCAAACCCGCTGGCCGTGGGAGCGCCTCGAAAAGATGATGAACTCCGAGGACTCCTCGGAGCAGTGGAACTTCTGGCATCAGATGATGCTTGAGCCCAAGAACATCGGGGATGTGAAGTTCGACCCCACCTGGATAAGAGAGGTTAGGCCTTCGCAGATTCCCAACAACTTAGGCCACATCATCACCATAGACTCTGCTTGGAAGGGAGAGGAAACTCGGGGTAAAGGTGACTACACTGCTATTCAGGTATTTGGATTTGATAATCTGGGGCACATTTACCGCCGCGATTGCGTGTATTCTAATAAGCTCGACATTCTTCAAGGCATTACTGCGATATGTGATCTCATGGCTAAGTGGAGATCGTCCACGGTAGTGATTGAGGCAGTGGGGCAGGATACCTTCTCGCGCCCCTTTCGTGAGGAATGCAGCAGGAGAGGGTTAGGGTTAAGGTTGGTGATGCCCAAGCGCGACGTGAAAACCAAAAAGGGCGACCGCATTATGGGCCTCCAACCTTATTTCAAACTGGGGCAGTTTTTGATGGTTGAGGGGTGCCCCTTCAACAAAGAGTTTGTGACTCAGCTTACCTGCTTCCCCAACACAGCGCATGACGATTTGATAGATGGTGCAGCGGATGTGCTGCTGGATGATGTAAAGGTTATGCCTCGCGGCCACTATCGTGATGATGATTGGGGCTCCCCCCTTCGCCCAGCTTCAAGTGAAGGTGAGGACCGCACCCGCGCATATGCCGCACAGCAAGAAAAATTCAAAAGTAGTGTTGTGGGCGTGATTCGCCCGGATTGGACCCATTGATCCGCAAAACCTGTACCGGACATTGGTTTATTTGGATTCACTACTGGCGAACCGTTCTTGTTTCCAAATCAATAATGGTGTTTTGGAAGCCTCTAGAAATGCCCAGCATACGTTTTAACTATATAAGAGTTAGATAATGCCCGATATGGGATTTTTCAGCGGCACCGGCAAGCCTCAGACTGAGACTGCCACCCTCGATTCTAGAGTACAGCTTTGGACGCGCAGGAAGAGTGATTCACAAAACTTGCGCATCCTGCATGAAAGCTGGTGGACGAAGTATTGGAGTTGGTATAGGGCGCGTATCACCGAACTTAACGATCCTGTGGATTGGTGGCGCTCCAACGAAGTGGTGCCTGAAATATTCAAGGTTATCGAAACTATCCTCCCCCGCCACATCATAGGGATGTTTAGCGGCCCCGAGTGGTTCGCGGTGCAAGCTACCACAGGCGCAGGGGAGATGTATGAGCAAAGTGTGCAATCCCTCCTCATGTATGGTGTGGAGAGGATGAAGCTGTTTCCCAAAGTTTATGAAGCGCTGAAGTATTGCGGCATCATGGGGCACGTTTGGGGGAAGGTTACGTGGCACACTGAGGTGGGGGATAAGGTTAGAGACATCCCTGTTAATCTTGTTGATGAGATGGGATACCCTTCCCTTGATGCGCAGGGGAGGCAGAGAGTTAGTAGTGAGCCCCAGATTAACAAAGAGACCACCTATGATGACCCCATGTTTGATTGGGTTGACTTATTTCACGGATGGCCCGACCCCAGCGGCAACAATCGTTGGTTTATTGAGCAGATGGATGTTAACTATGACCAACTGCTTGAAGCTAACGAGCAGATGAACATCTATCAGAATCTTGACCAGGTTCATCCTTTCTCCATCACCCCCCAAGACACTACTTCAGACTTTGGAAATGAGCAGAATACAGTTGAGGGGATTCCCTACGACACCACACGCTTGAGTCGAGACGGACCAACGGTGAGGTTGTGGCAGTGTTGGGGATGGGTGCCACCTAACCTTCGTGGCTCCGACAACATCGCATGGCGCTTGCAGGTTATCGCCAACGGTCAGGTTGTGATTAGGGATATCCCTATGCCCACGCCTGACCTGCGCATCCCCTACTTCCCCATCAAGAGCATCCCTATCCCACGTCGCCTGTACGGCGAGAGTATCGTTCGTTACATCGGCCCCCTTGCGGACCAGATGAATCGCATCGAAAACTGGAGAATGGATGAGGTGCTGCTGGGGATTTGGGGGCAGACTATCTTTAACCGCCAAGCTGGAGTAAGCGACAACAAGCTATTCCTTCAGCCAGGTGGCGCACTCTTCGTTGATGGCAACCCCAGCGAAGTCGCATTCCCCATGCCCCGCAAGCCTATCATCCCCGAAGCATACACTGAGAGCGCTAACAAGCGTGAGCAGATAGAGAGCACCAGCGCCGCTACTCCTTTGGTGCAGGGGGTGATGGAGACTAACCGCGCCACAGCCTCAGAGATTCATACACGCTCCTTGCAGGGGAATGCCCGCTTTGAGCTTATGACGATGTGGCTTGACTACACTCTCAAGAAAGAACTCCTTGATCGCATGTTCAAGCTGTACCAACGCCACCTACCCCCCGACCGCCTCATTCGCCTTGTGGGCCAGCCTAATCAGATGATTCAGTTGGATATCAGTATGATCCAAGAGCCCGTTGATATTGTCATCAACAGTGGGATATTCGCGTTTAACAAGGAAGATAGGCTTCAGGGGATGAACCAAATGATATCCGCAATGGCAGCCAACCCCGACCTCATGAAGCATTTCCGCCTCAATAACATCGCCCGCGAAATTGTCACCGATATCGGGTGGCGCAATCCCGACAAGTTTGTAATGAGCGAAGAGGAAGTGGCGCAGAACGATCAAGCTGCCCAACAGATGCAACTCGCAATGGCAGCCGGTCAGGTTATGTCTCAGGAGCACATTGATGCTAACAAAGCTGATGCAGAGGGTGATGCAGATACTAAGGTGGCCGTGGTCAAGGGAACCTTTGATCTGGCCCGTGAGCGTATCAGAGCGGCTGCTCAAGCAAGTGCGGCCAAGCAGCAAGCAGCACGGGCGAAATCCTCAAACTCTAGATGAAACGATCCGCCTCGCCAGCATTAGCGAGAGTTTCATCAAACACGAAGTGTGGGAGGCGCTCGAAGCGGAAATGGACTCTTACGAAGCAAGCGTCATACGCGAGCTTACACGCGCAGGCTCCACCCACGACGAAGAGAAGCGAGCAATCTTGTTCGCCATCCAGGTGTTGCGCAACTACCCCTATCGTCTCATTGAAGCAGGCAACGCGGCCAAGCGAGCCCGCCACGAAGCCGAAGAAAAAAAGAGGCTCGCACAAATGGAAACCATCGGGCAGGCAGTTGAAACGCTCGGACCCTCAATCCTCCAAACTCGCATTGATGGTTGGTAGGCGTAAGACGCGCTCGGTAGATGGGAGAGGAAATGTCGCAGGTAGTTAGTTTTAGTCCGGTTATGAAAGATGGGCAGCTTGATCTAGGGCATGGGGATTTGGATGGTACTAACGTTGAGGGTGTGGGGCAGCAGACTACACCGGGGAATACTAACTTTGATGATGGTTCTAACGTGGCGCAGTTGAGTAGTCAGGTTAATCCGTGGGAGGTTCCCACGAATGAGCCTGTTACAGCCCCACAGGTTGTGCAGGCGCAGCCTCAGTCTAATCCCCTTGCAGATGAGATTGCCCACCTCAAAAAGATTGTGGGCGACCAGGGTAACCAAATTGGGGAATATAGGAAGCTGCTTAATACCCTCGCTTCCCAAACTCAGCCTCAGCAGCAGCATATGGGGTTTGCGCCTCAGCAGGCTGCTCAGCGCATCATCAACACCCCCAATCCCGATGACTATCCCACCGCCCGCCAGATTGAGGAAGGTGTTATGCGAGTGGGGCAAGTCTTGTATGAATCCCTCCAATCCCAGCTTCAGGAGACGGCTGCTAAGGCCCAACTTGCTGCTGCTGGTATCACCCCCGAGGAGCAGCAACTCCTCGAACTCCAGTACCCCGGCCTCCGCACCATGGACGCCAATACTCGCGCAGGCGTGGTTAGCGCACTCGCGAAGAGTAAGCGTCTTGAAACGCAGGCCTTCACAGCCGCCAATACCCAAGCTACTGCTCAGGTAGCCGCGCAGGGCGTCAGGCAGCGTGTCTTTGTAGAACAGCCTCAAGCGTACACCAACGTACCCTCAGCCGGTCAAACCGTCGATATGGACGCCTTTGGTAAGCTCAACTCCAAACAAATGGAGGAAGCTCTCAAAAAGATGGGCGTCCCTAGAGTGGATGATTGGAACCGGCGAGGATAAAGGATAGCTAAGTAATGGCTTCTCCAACAATTACCTCAATTGCGAGATTGGTACCCACGTACTATGATCGCCTTCTTTTGGACAACCTCTACCCCGACCTCTACCTTTGGCAGTTCGGGGAGAAGCGCAAGGTTCCGCCCAACAGTGGTAAGACTATTCTGTTCAACAAGTGGACTAAGCTGACGCTTGGTAACTTCGTTACAGAAGGTACTCCGATTGGAACTTGCGCCATGTCAGCGTCGCTCGTGTCCACGACTCTCTCCGGCTTCGCGCTCGCCGTGAAGCACTCCGACTTCCTCGTCATGACCGCCATCAGCGACGTGATCGCGGGGTCAGTACAGGAAGTCTCGAAGAGCCTCGCCCTCAAGATCGACTCGCGCATCCGCCAGGTCATCAGTGGACTCGGCACGCAGATCACCGCCTGCGTGGTTAGCGTGGCGGGTTCCGCTGTCGTGGGTAAGCTGAAGAATGGAGACCGCCTCAAGGCTCGCGAGGTTGTTCGTTCGCTGCGTACCCTCAACGTCAACAACGCCAAGACCTTCCCAGACGGATTCTTCGGGATGGTGCTGCACCCCTATCAGTTGTGGGATATCCAGGGGGATACCTCAACGGGTGGTTGGATCGACATCAACAAGTACGCCTCCAACGACACGGTGCAGAATTTGTATCGTGGAGAGGTTGGACAACTCTATGGATTCAGGGTTGTGCGTAGCACCAACGTTAAGGCCGGTCTCGCCGCTTCTCCCGCTTCCGCCGCCAACTCCGCCTACATGGGCTTCGCTATGGGTCCGGGCGCATATGGAGTTGTGGAGCTTGATGAGGGTAGCGCGAGAGTGTTCGTGAAGCAGCTTGGTTCCTCCGGTACGGCTGACCCTGTTAACCAGCTTGCCACTGTGGGAGCTAAGATCTACTTCAGCGCCGTTAACCTCGATTGCACGAACCGCCTCGTTACCATCAGTTCGGGCAAGTCCACCGCGTTGTAAGGGAGGCTTTCATGGCTGATCAGTTTGCCAGCAAGCCCGGTAAGGATCAAGGTTTCGACCCCCGCAACAACCAAGCTCAGACTGTCCCCGCTGGGAGAATTGGACAGGAGTATCCTTCAATCCCCCCTGACGCCGATCTCGCTGTGTGGGACGATGAGTACAATTACGACCCCAGCATTGCACGTAAAGTGCCACGCAATGGGGTGGAATGCACCGCCCACGCACTCTTCCACTCTAAGGGAGTGAGTGTGGATAATGATCAAAACACTAAGTATGTTTACAAGCCAGGAAAGGGATAGTTATGAGTGAGAATCCTGCACAGAACGCTGCTTCCGGCCCGCCCAATGTTGGCCCGCGTATTGGGGGCACCTCCCCCAACCACGTTGGTCCCTCGGGGATGGGAACTGAGGGTGGCGCTATTGGAGTTATCACGGCGATGAATGTTGATGCGGAGAGTTTCCCCGTTAACATGCGTACCGTGAATGAGCCCGAGGGTGAGTTTCTGAAGTAGTCCCGACAGGACGAGTTAGGGGGGATCTCGCCAAAATCCCCCACCCCTTTCAAGGAGAGTTGTGGCTAGCGGGTTCCACGGAAGTATGCCAGCAGAGGTGTTTAAGGGGCTTATTGAGCGCGCTAACCCCACCGATAAGGCCCTCAAGTTTGAGGTGTCGCGCATGAATGGATACCGCAACGCGGGGTTGTATCGCGATGATCAATACATCATGGGCGTGACGCGCAACGAATTCCCTGAATACACCGTGAGAAGCGCGGATGACGGGATTGAAGCGTTAGGGTGGAGGGAAGCACTAACCTCTCTTCTCCTTGAAGGGTATATCAAGGTAACCCCCGAGATTGTAACATGGTTGGGGATGGATGGAGTGGCGTACGCACTCTCGCCGCGTGGGGGGGAGTGGATTCCTAACGAGAAAGAGAGTATAATTATAAAATGAGCTACCCCACTATAAGCTGTATCATCTCCACCTATAACCGAGCTAACTTCCTCCGCCGCGCCCTTGCAAGCGTTCTCGCTCAAGATATCAAAGAGGAGATTGAATGTGTGGTTGTGGATGATGCATCTACAGATTCAACCTTCGATGTGGTGAAGAGTTTCGATAAGGCGTTCACCCTCAAGGGAATACCCCTCCTATTTTACAAGTTGGGCGAGAATAGCGGCTATCAGTGCAAGCCTAAGAATGTGGGGGTGCAGCATTGCAATGGGGAGTTTATCGCCTATCTTGATGATGACAACGTATGGAAGCCTAACCACCTCCGCGAACTCTTCACCGCCATCATAGAGAAAGAAGTGGATATGGTGTATGGGATGAGGGAGTATAAGGCTATGGAGGGGTATGATCCTATCCACCTGGGAAAGAAGCTCTCCCTCGGTCCCTCTCCCATATTCCCCTTTGAGGTGGAGCGGCTTGAGCAAGGTAACTTCATCGACACCAGCGATATCATGCACACGAAGGGCGCCTATTACCTCCTCGCTTCCAAAACTGAGTGTGGCTGGGATGAGGAGATGCGCCGCTTCGCAGACTGGAACTTCGTCTATCGCTGGGCTAAGGTGGGATTAAGCGCCGCACCCGTCTATAGGATACTTACCGAGTATTGGTGGCATGGACAAAACTTGCAGCTTACTCGCCCCGTTATGGAGCAGCCCCTTGCTGTAGGGAGGTTTGACCTTGAAAATAGCGGTCTACACACTAACGCGGGATAGGCTGCACGATACTCAGCGAACCTTCGCACTCCTTAAAGAGATGGCGGGGATGGAATATGACCACTACGTTATGGATAACGGAAGTGTGGACGGAACTAACAAGTGGCTCGCAGGGCAGGGGCTCCACTACCTCAACCTCTCCCTTGACAATAAAGGCCAGTGTATAAGCTCCAACATGCTCATTGATGCTATCCTAAACAGTGGCATCAGCTATGACTACATTGTTAGGTTGGATAACGACATTACCCCCAAGACTGACAACTTCTTGGCCCGCTCCATCGAAGCGCAGCAGGAACTCGGAAAAGGGTGTGTATTGTCACCTGATATCATCGGTCTCAATCATAAGCCTAAGTCCTTTGGGAACCACGCTACTGTCCACTTTAAGTATGATTTCGTGGAAGCTCTAGGTGGTGCGTGTAGAGTCACTCTTCCCAGCGTGTGGGATAGTTTTCGTTTCTCCATCCACGGCCCCCTAGCCTTGGGGGAAGCTCAACAGATTAGTGTGTATTGCCACGCCGAAAACCTCCCCATGGTATACGTTAAGGATATCGTAATCGAGCACATCACCGACAACCACTTCCGCGACAACCCCGAATACTTCAGGCGCCGCAGGATGGAGGAGTTTGTTCCTTATGGACTCTAAGCCCAAGGTAATAATGGACTTCGACGACCTCTGCGACACTTACGATCCCTTCAATATGCTATGCACCCTGAAAGAAAACGACCCCGAGTTTAAGGTTACACTCTTCACCATCCCCAAGCGCTGCAGCAAAACTCTCCTCAAGAAGTATGCTAAAGAGAAGGATTGGATTGAGCTTGCTATGCACGGATGGTGGCACACATACGGGGAGACGCTAAGCTGGACAAAGGAGGAGGCACTAGACAAGATGCGTATCTCCTTCGATATGGGCATCGACGGCAAAGGATTCAAAGCCGCCAAGTGGGTCATCGACCCTGTGGTGTACGAAGCCGCTAAGGAGCTAGGTTGGTATGTGGCTGACCATAAAACTAATCGTTACCGTATTCCTACTGAGGGTGAGAGGATATATATCAGTGATCTTAGGTTAAGGGATGGTAAGGAGCGCCGCCTCCACGGCCACACCCGTAACGTCTGCGACAATGGCATTGAGGAGGCTTTCCCCCTCTTCATGCTCCCAAGGGGGAAGTTTGAATACCGCTTCATATCAGAAGTGTGTTAAGGATGATACTTACTACACCAAAGTTCAAGCCGAGCACAACGACGTAAGCGGCTTCTGGGTGAACCGCGCTCTCTACGCAGCTAAGAACTTCCTTGAGGTGGTGGGAGCTAACCTGTTTGATGATGACACCGTTGCGGACTTTGGCTCGCGCACAGGGTATGTTGCAGACATGCTCAAGCGTATAACCTCCCTCAACCCTATCTGTGTGGATATTAGCGCCGAACATATCAAGGTGTGTGAGAGTAAAGGTTTCCCCGCCTTCGCGGGTAGGATTGAGAATATGAGCTTTTTGCGGGATGGTGAGGTGGATTGGGGATTTTGTTCGCACACGCTGGAGCATGTTAAGGATTACGACGCAGCGGTGAAGGAGCTTAATAGGGTGGTGAAGCGTGGGTTGTTTATCGTCATCCCAATGGAGCACGAAGATGCGGGGGATGCTAACCCCTCCCACA